CTAGGGGAAAAATCTAAAAGACCTCTCAATTATACTGTTACAGTTCAAAACTCAGATGCTATTACTATGAAAGAGCAACAAAAGTCTGAGGCAATAGCTCAAAATTTAAGACAAAAGTTTTTACAAGAAGTACAAGCACAAGGTGTAGACATAGGGGCAAATATGGATGAAATACCAACTCCTCAACATATTGCTGAAATGTTTGAAGTAAATTATATAGATTCTAGAGCAGTTTTAGGGCAACAAGCTATGAATTATATATTTCAAGAACAAGAGGTGTATGATAAAGTGCAAAAAGCTTGGTTTCATTATTTAGTTACTGGAGAAGCATACACACACAGAGGTGTAAGAAACAGTGAGCCTTTTTATGAAATATTAAATCCATTAGATGTAGATTATGACCTTGATCCAGATTTAGAATTTGTAGAAGACGGAGATTGGGCATTAGTTAGAAAATATGTACATGCATCTACAGTTATTGATGCTTATTATGAAAGTTTAACAGAACAACAAATTTTAGAACTAGAAGAACCAAGACATTCTGAAAGTGACATTTCTTTTTTGTATGCTAACTCAGCAAATAAAGATACAAATGCATTTAGGAATAGATTAGTAGAAGTTGTAAATGTATATTGGAAATCTAGAAAAAGAATAGGATTTTTAAGTTATATAGATCCAGCAACAGGTGACGTTGAAGAAATAGAAGTTGAAGATGGTTTTAAAATGCCTGCAGAGCTAAAAGAATTAGGAGGTAATTTAGAATTTAAGTGGGTTAATGAAGTATGGGAAGGTACAAGAATAGATGGTAGATTTTATGTAAATATAAATCCAATTCTTAATCAAAGAATGTCTTTAGAGAATCCTTCTAAATGTAAACTGCCTATTAACGGTAGAAGATACTCTGATACAAATTCTAAAAATATATCTTTAGTTAAACTTGGTATACCTTATCAGTTAAATTATAATATTTACAAATACAGATTAGAACTTGCAATAGCAAGGAGTAAAGATATAATTGCACAGTTTGATATTAACATGATCCCTAAAAAATGGGATATGGACAAATTTATGTACTATGTAGAAGGTACAGGTATTGCTTGGGTAGATTATAACAAAGAAGGTATACAACTAAATCCACAACATCAATCTGTTATGGATATGTCTATAAAAACTATAAGTCAATACATTACTTTACTAGATTCTATTTTAGTAGAGTGGGAAAAAATATCTGGAGTAAGCAGACAAAGACAAGGTGAGATTGGAGCGTATGAAGGTAAAGCATCTTCACAACAAGCTATATTACAATCATCACATATTACAGAAGATCTATTTAGAAAGTTTGAAAGAATGGAACAAAGAGATTTTCAAGCATTATTAGATTATTCTAAAGAAGCATGGTTAACAGGTAAGAGAGGAATGTTTGTATTACCTGATGGAACAACTGACTTTTTAGATATAAATAGTTTAGAGCATATGGAGTCTAATTATGGTATATTTGTTTCTGATGCTGGTAAAGATCAAGAAAAACTACAAAACATTAAAGGATTAACACAAGCTATGATGCAAAATGGTGCTAAGCCAGGAGACATAGCTGAGATGTTAGATTCTGATAGCTTTACACAAATTAAAAAGAATCTTAAAATTGCAGATAAAGCAAATGCTGAATTAGAACAAGCTCAACAAGAAGCACAGCAGCAAATGCAACAACAACAATTAGAAGCTCAACAAATGCAATTAGAAGCTGAAAATCTTGAGAGAGAAAAAGACAGACAAAAAGATATTGAGATAGCTTTAATAGCTGCAGAATCTAAAGATCAAACAGATGTTAATTCTCTTAACTTAGAAAAAATGGTACAAGATTTTGAGCTTAGAAAAAGAGAGTTAGAACTAAAAGAACAAGAACTACAGTTAAAAATGCAAGGAGAGCTTGATTCTAATGCAATTAAAAGAGAAGACATACAAAGTAAAAAAGAAATAGCAAAACAGAATGCTAACAAACCAAGATAGAAGGGCAATACTAGAACAAGTAAAAGCTTCTGACTCTGGAGATATAATTGCAGCACTTAGAGGTCAGGTTTCTACTGAACCTATGCAAACTCCTGCACCTACGCAGGAACCTGTCAATATTCCACAATCACCTCAACCTATAGATGTAGACTTAGAAACTACATCAACTTTACCATCTAATTTAGTAGATAGTACTGCAGCTGAACCTACTCAACTAGCTAAAACGGGAGGGTTTTTAAATATGATTACTGATCCTATTAGAAAAAATATAGCAGAAAATTTACAACCTTACGGTTATAATAATCCTATAAAAAGATTATTTAATGCTGCAAGAGGAAAAAAAGATGAACGTAGACTAGATAGTGAAAAATTTGGATATCACCCTGATTACATGTGGTGGGCAGGTGATGAAAATTTCCAATATGACACCGAAAGAATGGATCTTTTGAATATGACAATGAATCAACCTCAAAAATTTAATAGTATTCCAAAGGCTCAATATAAACCAACTATGTCAGAAAATCCAGACGCAGAATATTATAGATCAGTTGTAACAGAAAATGCTATTAAAAAACAACTAAGGGAGGGTAAACTGGACGACGGGTATACATTCCTAGGTGGAGTATTAGGAGAATATAAAATAAGTAAAGGTGAAGATGAAAAAGGTAAATATTATTCTTATTATGATAAATGGGATTTAAATCCTCTTGATCATCTATATGCAAATAAAAAAATTAATAAACTAGTAGATAAAGTAACCAAAGCTGTAGGAGTAACACCCCCAGAAATATATGGGAGAGTATATTTAGATGATTTAGAAGATGAACAAACTATTGGACAAAAAAGAAATCAAGAATACATAAATGAGTATAGAGCAAATATAAAGAGACAAGAAAAAGACTATTTTGATACGTATGGAGTTGAAGCTCCTAAAGGTATTTTTTCTACAAACTCAGACTATGATGAAAAAAAATCAGGAGGTTTTCAAGATTTTCCAAATATGATAGACAATGAAGAAGGAGCTCCTTGGGAAGTTAAGAAAGGTTTAAGAAGAGTGGAGAGTAGTGATGGAGTTAACATGATGAATTCAGAAAGTTCTGCTACAGGATTTTATGGTCAATTATATAATGAAATAAAAGATATTCCTTTATTAAAAAATATAAGCAGAGAGGAGTTTGCAGCAGATACAACTTTACAAAATACAATTCTTGATATGAGGTGGAGAGGAGAATTACAAGGCATTCCAGGATTAAAAGATAATGCAGAATATTTATCAAAGAGATATTCAGATGTAAATAAAAATCTTACTTTTAATGAGATTGCAGCTATGAGTAATCTAACAGGTAGGCAAGGAGCTATAGATTATTTTAGATCTCTTAGACATGGTACAGAATTTAAATTACCAGGAAAAAATAAAACTCCTTCAGAATATATAGACTCTTATCGTGGAGCTTTTAAAAAAGAAACTGGGGGATTTAATTTTAATAATACTCGAGACTTTAGTCCACAAGCTATTAAACAAAGACAGCAAAACAGAGAATTAAATGTAGATAATTTAGAATTAGTTGGTTCGTTTGCTCCATATCTTGGAGAAGCAATTGATGCTAAGAATACTTTAAAAAGTTTAAAGCAAGGAGAATATGGTAATGCTGCATTACATGCTGCAGGATTTATGCTTCCATTTATTCCTGGAAACGCTTTAGTAAAAGGAGCTAATAAACTTTTTGGTAAAGCTGATGAACTTATTCCTATGGCAACTAAAAAAGTTGGAGATTATGGTATAAGTAAAACAGGATTTAATAAATATATGAAATATAAAATACCTCCTGCAAAATACAATACTAATATAGTTGATGCGCCTAAAAATACATACAGAGCTGTTAGAAATCCATTACGAGATGGAGAAATAGATTTAAATTTCATGCAAGGTACAGTAAATCCAATAAAAGGTAATACCCCAATAACTACTAAACAATTAGCAATAGATAAATCTTTAGAGCTTAATCCAAATATATATGATCATGGCTCTAGATATAATGTAGGTATGAGTACAACTACTAATAAAGCTGATGTAGAAAATTATTTTAGGTACAGGTTAAAAGATCATACTGATGGTTATTATAAAACAAGAAAAGGAATTAACCCTTACATGAAAGGTATAACAAAATGGGATTTAACATATGGTTTAAACCCTAACCAGAAATTACTTAATTCTTCAGACTATAGAGTATTTATGGGGGAGCAAGCTAAAAAAGGCATTTCTGGAACAAAAATACAAGCTGGTATATTAGAAGATTTAGGATATACAGGAGTTAAAAAATTTCCAGATTCTGATGAACTACAATTTTTAGATCCTAAAAAAAGTTTATTTCTTAAAAATATAAAGCAAGTAGATAATTTTAAAACAGGGGGTAAGATAAAAGGATCAGACGGTAGAGCATGTTGGGATGGTTATAGATATGCAGGTACGGAGAATGGAAAAGACAAATGTGTACCTTATGAATACGGAGGATTTAAAAAGAAATGTAAGTATGGATGCTGGTAAGTGTTATATAATAAAGAGAAAAGTAAAAATATAGAAAAGTAAAAACCAATTAAATTAAATACTAAATTTGTAAATTAAAACAATATATATATGGACCCAAATGAAAAAATACAATTAGACGATATTACCTTTGACGATGTCATTGCAGGTGATGGAGTTGACACAGTCGCTGAGATAGAACCAATCGAAGGCGTAACTGAAGAAGAAGAAGTAAAAGAAGAAACACCTGAATCTGAACTTGAAGATATAGAAGATCAAGAAGAAGAGGAGGAGGAAGTAGAAGAAGAAGTAGAAGCTAAAGAAGAAGAAGAAGAAGAAGATAAAGAACCATCTGATCCTGCTGATGTTACAGTTGTTCAAGAAATTTTAGAAAGCTTAGGATATGAAGGAGAGTATGAAGATACAGCAGAAGGTTTGACAGAAATGACTAAAGACGTAGCTTCTCAAATGGCAGATGATAGAATCGAAGAAGTGCTTGAGAAATTTCCATTAGTTAAAAAACATTTAGACTATGTTTTAGCTGGAGGAGAATCTCAAAAATTTATGACAGCTTATGATCCTAATTTGGATTATAATACTATGGAAATTGCAGAAGATGACTCGAGAAGTCAAAAAGCAATTCTTTCAGATTATTTCCAACAAAAAGGTCATGATGCAGATTTTATTAAAGAAATGCTTGAAGATTATGAAGACTCTGGTAAGTTAGCTAATAAAGCTAATGCAGCTAAAGATGCTTTAGGTAAAGTACAAGCACGACAGAAAGAACAATTAGTAGAACAACAAAGAGCAGAACTACAAAAGCAGCAAGAGCAGCAAATGGAGTTTTGGAATGGAGTTCAAGAGACAATTAAAGAATCAAAAGAGTTTGCAGGATTGCAAGTTCCAGAAAGAGAAAAATCAAAATTCTTTAACTATCTCTCGAAGCCGGTAACTAAAGAAGGTTATACACAGCGTGATATAGATCACTCTGAAGCTGAAATGGAAAAAAAGTTAGCTATAGATTATTTGATGTATAAAGGATTTAATCTAGAGGACATTATAAACAAGAAGGCAAGAACAACGGCTACGAAAACATTAAGACAAAAAATAACTAAAAACGAAGAAACTGTAAAAAGTGCTCGTAAAAGATCAACAAGAAAGAAAAGCTTTGATTTAGATAATTTAGATCTTAATATTTAAAAATATACCTAAACAGGGAAATAGGTACCCTATAAAATTTTATAAAAATGGCAGTAAATGGAACAAACATAAGCGTTCAAAAGACGTTTTACAATGATTCGCAGATGACTGATATGAACAGTTTATCAAACGCGTTGTTGTCTAAGCCTACTGAACTGTCTCCAATTATTACTCATTTAGCAGGAAAAGATGACAAAAGATTCCCTCTATCTTTCTTAACGGAAGGTGTTGGTAACACAAAGTCTATTGATCGCTTGGAGTATGAATATCGTGTGGCAACACATAGATTGAGAACGAGACCAGTAGTAGCAACACCAGCATCAACATCAAATGTAGGATTAGGAGGAGCAAGCTTTGAGCTTGAGTTTCCTGACAAACATTTTGTATTCCCATACGTATTAGTATCTCA